ACTGGTAGATCCATTGCTAGAAGTGCCTGTATCAACGGTGGCTTCTTGCTTAGTTTCGTTTTGATTGTGCTGAGATGTGACATAATATTCTGTCTTGAATTGTCTGGTCTCTAGGTTACCCAGTGACTCTTCAAATGGTAGTGTAACATCAATACACTCTCCACCTGTGACACCTTGTACCTCTTCTCTCACTGTACCATCCTGAGCGATGATGAACTTTATAGTTTGTGGTTTCATCCTGGTTTGTTATCATGCCACTCCTCTGACCCACCAGGCCAAGGGGAATGCTTTTTAATATAGTCTACATCACTCTGAGCATTTTCGCTACCACCCACATGGAATGGATTGTTTCTTGCCGTTGCGATCTCGTACATCTTCTGATGTATATCTGCTGCCTCTTCCTCTGGTCGAGGATTCTCATCTATTTTATCTGTTGCCATTGGCCATGAATCATAAGGGTGTTTTTTGTCATCAAACCATTCATCATAAGGTATCTCTGGTAGTGGAGTCATCCTTTGTAATCGTGGAAGTCTAGTTTCATAACAGGAGGTTCTTCAAATAGGATGTCGCCACCCTCTTCTTGCTTCTTAGCAAGTTGTTTCTCATCTGTTTCCCAGAGTTCTTCTATTTCTTTCATCGTTTTATTAGAGCAGGTACATCTCCATCATTATCATCATCATCCTCACCTTCATCCCAAGGGTCATCAATCTGAGGACCATTCTGTAATCTATTTCCTAGAGATTGATAGAGAGGATCACTAGGATTCTGTGGTGCTTTAGCAAAGTTTACTACAAGTAATTCATCACCATGTTTAACCTCTGCCATCTCTGGATGAGGTTGTAATTTAGGGGGTTGAGGTTTCTCGTTAGGAGTATCCATCGCTGTCCATCCTTGTGACATTAACTTGAATGCTCTATAAAAAAGCACTGCTGATATAGCCATGAATAAAATATACATTAGTCCTTATTTGAAACCCACTTACCACCAACAAACTTCTTCACCTCACCTCTTTTTAATTTAGATTCCTTAGCTCTCGCTACGAATTGTTTATAGGTAGGGCTGTCTTTAGAATGTCCGACTTTCTTTTTGCCGTGCATCATTCTATCCTTCTTGTACTTCAACTCTGCTTCTCTTTCAGCAGTCTTCTTCCTATTCTTCTCATCATCAAACGTGTCACCATACTTCTCCCACAACCAAGGTTTAAATTTGGCTTGCTTGTCAAAGATTTCTGGTAAGAAGTTCATATTTGGAAGGTATCTTGTAGATATTTATGCATTGTTGGCATTCTCCTAGCAAGTTGTTTACGTGCCTTATTAAGAGCGATCCAATTCTCTACAGTGCTTTGTGATATCGTCTGAGGATATCTAAAGTACTCATAGTGACGCTGATTAATATTAGTATACCCTGATCCAGTTAAAATGTAAAGTATAGGTGACTGATCATGTGGTACTGGATCACCATTGATCATTAAGAATCTTACAAAGTCATGACTGTTGATCTTACTAGCATCATAATGTGTATCCTCTGTCACCTCTCTCCAGAAGGGTGTGTCTCTACGACTAGAGTAATAGTAATGTGCTTCTACAAACTCTAACCAACCATCAGTATGCTCTGCCATGTTGTGATTGTATAAGTCACGAGCAAATTGTCCTGGTCTTCCTTGTCTTAGTTGATCTATGAGTGCAAGGATACCATGATGGACACCAAATAATGACGTAGACTCTAGTGGTTCAATGAAACTATATGATAGACCAATCTTCACACAGTTTCCTACCCATGCCTCCTCGTATCTACCATTCCTAAACTCAACTACCCTCGGATCTGTTAGACCTGACTCATTTATAGCACCCTCTACACTCTTATACTTGCTAGAGAATACATATCCCTCTGAAATATAATCTAACGTAGGGATAGTCCACATCCAACCTGCTTCCATACCCTTAGCGTTGGTGTATGGTACCATCTCTTTATCTTTATCAATATAATCTCTCTTCTTTACAATAGCAGTGTCTAACTTAATAGAATCAAATGGTTTCCAACTGCTCTGTGCTCCACCTAGTGTAGACGCTTGCCCAGTACAGTCGATAAAGAGATCTGCATCAACCTTCGGTTCCCGCAGGTCAGTCGCTCCTCTCTCCACAGAGACAGATTGTATTCTTTTTCCTTTGTACAATACGTTGCCAACTTTACTATGCACCACTCTAACATTACTACAGAAAGTTTCTTGTAAAAAGGCAGCGAATTTAGAGCCATCGATATGGAACGCTCTGTCTTTAGAAATATCATAGGGATAAAGCAAGTTATCATTCAAAGGTATCCTACCTAAGTCGGCCACTGTAACAAAGGGCATGAAAGTTTCAGCGAAGGAAGGCAAGTCCTTTGGATAGAATGCTTTAGCAAGCATCCAGTGATGAAACTTAGGGTCTTGTACTATATTCTGTCCGTTAGGATAGTGGAAGACATGATCTTCACCAGCAATATTCTCAAACCTAGAGGACATCTTATAGGTTGCTCTCGCAGCAGGTATGAACACCTCATCAGTTATACCCATGTATTGTAGGTACTGGTTGATGTGTGGTGTAGTTGATTCACCCACTCCAATAGGTTCATTACCTACAATGATAGTGATATCATAGTCTGGGAATGTCTTTGCTAGTGCAGCAGTTGCCATCCAACCAGCAGTGCCACCTCCTACGACAACAATTTTCATTTTAAATACTTCTCATACTCATGTAGTACTTTATCTTGAATCATCTGGTAGTAATTACCACCATACTCTGCTACTTCGTGGTTCTTGAGGTTGTCCTCAGTAGGAAGCATGTCCTTTATGACATTTCCTTGTACTATATTATGGCAGAATTCATATGCTTTCCTGTCAATAATATACTTTGACTTGGCAATGCAACTGAGACAGAGTTTCCTCTCCTCTAGTTTACCATCATCTAAACCCCAGTCCTCGATCATAATTTAATCCAATGGCCTTTCCATTCTTGTTTAACATTATCATAACCTTGTTGTGTAAGAATGTCAAATGCTATTGTAACCCTCTCCTCATCTCCTTCATACCTATCAGTGTAATGCTCTATACAACTAGGGAAGAGAGTGACCTTATTATTCTCGTTGTCTGAAGCATAGTCCTCACCACCATAGGGTTTCTTATAGTACGTTTTGGTACCATCCACCTTAATACATACGTGACCACTGAGGTACGTAAGAGGATCATTACCATGGCGATGTGGCTCTATCTTTTCTCCCTTCCTCATTACATTAGCCCAACACTGTCCATAGATTTCTATGGGAGGCAACCCTAGTTGCTCCCTAAACATATCGTGTGACTTCTTAATACCTTCCTTGATATGAACAGCATCAGTCCAGGTCAACAAATTGTAAGTGTTAGACCTGGACGTTAAAGAGTTTGGTCCCAACTGAGTACCCCAGTCGTCTTCAAACTCTGTGGAAGAGATTATCTTCTTCTCTTGCCACATTATTTCATTTTGTAGACCAGTTAATGATTGCCCTATACTATCTTCACATATAAAGTAATCCCAATAGGGAGCGAAGGGTGTATAGGTATCACCACTGGTGAATCTAAGTATCTTCATCCAAAAGTTATTCCAATAGCAACTATTAAACCAAACTCAAGAAGACCGTGAAGTCCTGCTGGTATAGTTATAAGAGTAGATTCTATTGGAAACATTTCTAGCTAAAGATAACCCCGCTTAACACTGGACTGTAGAGTGTCCACGCTGCGAGGATGGAGATAAAAATTAATTGAGGCATGGTAGGTATTAATAACTACAATACTATATAGGTATTTCTACTCTATGTCAAGCCCCTGTGGGTACTGTCGCAGGTTGCCATACTCTGACACCCTTCCCACCATCGTCATCATCGTCATCATTATTGAATGCACGAAGGACAAGTTCAACTAAGACTAAAGCAGCCATGGGATAGAAAACCCAGAGGACTGCTACAAGTGGTGATATTTGATCTGAAGCGGCTGATAAGTCGCTCATGAATTGTTACCGTTTGTTAATATTTGGAATAAGTATTTATACTTTACAAACTTTAAGCAAAGTATTTGAATTTGGTATAGAGTGCTACACCAACCCAGAAGAGTACCATAGTTGCTCTTCCATTTGATCTCCAAAAGAGATCATAAGTGCCTTGCTTTCCCATTAGAATATACCTGGGATGATTTGACCTGTGGTGACGTATGCTCCGACTGCGGCTACGAAACCGATCATTGCCATCCAACCGTTAAACTTTTCTGCTTCTGGTGTCATTTTCTTAGATTAATTAGGGGTAGAAATTTAAAGAGACCTGCCTCGACTAGGCAATCCCTGGTATGATCCATCCGAAGATGGCATAGTTATGGATTGCTGCAAACAAACCAATCATCGCTAGGCGACCATTGAGTAACTCAGCATTCTTCCAGTAACCTTCATAGTTGTCAACGTATTCCATCTGAGGTTCGGAAGCAAAGATGTTTTGCTTACCATACTCAGTAACTGTATTACGTCTTGCTACTGATTGTGTCATGTGTGTTAACTTATGTTAAGTAACGTTACATAATTATATAGCAAAGATTAAATTTCTGTCAACCCCTAAAGGTGGGGTTACCCCCAATCAGACATCCTTATCAATGTCATCAGCGAATGTAATCACGTCAGACCCTAGTCCAGCAACGTAATCTCCACCAAATGTGACTACACCAGCATCACCAATCTCACTAGTATTGATCTGGATATCATCATTAAATGTGAGTGCATCTCCTAACGTAGTATCTGGTACAAATTCTATACCTGTTGTAACATTTGCTTTCTTAACAGATTTAAGTCCTTTGTATGCACAAAGTAAGTTATCTAAATCCTTATCACTTACGTCTGCTTCTAGTGATGCAGTAAGTGCTTCCTTCACTGCTTCTATAGCAGTCTCTAATTTTCCATGTAATCCACAAGTCATTTACTTTCTCCGTAGTGTGTGTAGGTGGTCGATGATGTCGTCTCTGATCCACATCAGTTCATTATAGCACTTTTGGTTGTGAGCACAAGAGCGTAGTGAATCATCAGGTTTATGGACAGACTCAAGCATAATGTCGAGTGCTCTATTCCATAATTCATCTTGAGGTTCTTTGGGGATTGCCCCTTGGTCTTTCATAGCTAATCGGTACTGTTGTAACAGGTATTGATAGTAGGTCTCCTCAGACATAGGCAAACCAACCAGTTATGATCTGCTTTTCTGACGTGTGACTAACCCTTCCCCTATGGAAATGAGTCCAATCAGCAGGCCATATGACAGTATAACCCTTCTTCGCTGGAATGTAAAGGTCTTGATGATACCATTCAGTACCACCGTCAGGTACATCATTAAGATATGTCATCCAGACTAGATGTCTGTATACATTACCAGGTAAAGGACTTAATCTTTCAGTATGCCACTCCTTAAACCCACCACCTACAGGATAGCATTGCATACTCATTGGCTCTACTAACTGGAAGCGTGAGGTCTGACAGAAAGGAAACTTCTCACAGTAATCATTTAATACTCCTTGTAATGCCTCTCTATACTCCTGTATCATAGGCAATCCTATTTGATGAGGGATATGGACATCCATAGAGTCTTTTAGATCTTTATTAACATGGATATCACCCTGATCATACACCTGACCTGGTGTAACAGGTAAAAACTTTTGATTAACCCAGAAGTCTAGTAGTCCATCACATATTTCATCAGGTATCTGTCTACCCCAAATGAAATCAGTACTTCTATCACAGAATTGTCCTTTGTATGTTACTACTTCACTCACGTTTAATCATCCTCTTAACTATGGGGTCACCCTGCCACAACTCATACTTAACTACGTCCACATGTCCTCTAAGATTATAGGATACTATAGTCCTTCTCTTATCAGAATGATTCTTAAGAGACTCATGGATAATAGTAGAAGGAAATATAACCATACTACCCTCCTCTACTGGTGGTATGTACAACTCTAGGTTACCATTCCAAGGGTTATTAAATGGTGAATAGAATTGTGTCCCTTGATGTACTCGTGGATCAAACTCAACGTATATAACTGACGACCATCCACTATGTCCATGGTTGTGACACCCATGATCTATGCCTGGATTCTGATACTGGTACCACATGTCAGTAAACTCCACCCTTCTCTGGTCTGTGAAGTCTGCTAGGTATGGTTTAATAATATTGATTACTGTCTCACCATAAGGAGGTAGTGTCTTACTATCCTTGTCTGCATTCTTAAAGAAGTCTGTATATAAACCGCCCTCTTCCTCAAAATTATCTGGACTCTCTGGTGGTAGAGCATCCATAATGATCTTCTTATTTACTTCCCAGTTACCAATCTTATAATGAATGATTGGTACTTGAAACATATTATAGACGGACATTTTTAATAAACCATTCGGCATCAACAACAGCAAGAGCCTTCTTCCTATTCTTCTTCATGAATAGTATAGGCTCATGGTCACCAGAGTTAGCACATGCCTGATCGTATGCATCATAGACATTTAACTTCTCTTGATTCTTACATTCTATACTAAAAGGAAACTTCTGTCTAGCATCCCTTGCCATAATAAGATCTTCACCACCTGCACCCATGCTTCTTGACTCTATATCTTCTGGGTGGACATCTCTATGCTCTATCAGTTGGTCTCTAACCCACTGCTGAAAGAGTCTTCCCTTTGCTTTCGCTGACTGAGGTCTCATAATCATCAATTACTTTTGGTACTATAGCGTACTCCATCAATTGAATGCGTCTAGTCAGTGTGTCAACAGTATCATCAGGTAGTATGGGTACTTCCCTCTGTGCTATTATCTCTCCACCATCTAACTCTTCATTCACATAATGAACTGTGCATCCAGTTACTGTGTCACTACTATCTAGGGCTTGTTCAACAGCGTGTAATCCCTTATACTTTGGTAGTAGTGATGGATGAACATTAATAATGGGGCAGTGAAACTCTGAAGGTCTCTTCAGTATTCTCATATACCCCGCTAAAACTATTAGATCCACAGACCATGCTTTAAAAAGATGCATCATCTCATCTTCTCTGTCATGCTTGATTCTTACGTGTGGGATTCCATATTTTTCTGCTCTTCTTGCTGCTCCGCAATCTTTTTTATCATGTATCATCAGCACAACTTCGTGCTTGTTACATGCAGTGATAATGTTTTCAAAGTTCGTGCCCTTTCCTGAGCACATAACGCCTATGCGTTTACGCTTTGAGGTCTGTATCATAGTTTGGCTTACCTAGAGTTTTATATTCAAGTTGCTTCTTCAGGAAGACTATCTCTTCCTCCATTTGCTTCGCTTCTGCTTCTAGTTCCTCGATGTGATCTTGGTATACTGTTAACATATGCTCCAGTTGTTCTTTTTGTAACTCTAAATCCCAGTCCATAATGGACTCCATAGTGGTATTTAGTCTTTCGTATAAGGAGGCTCCTCTTCTCCTACATAATGCTTAAACTTTTCAGTGTCAAAGTAGGATGTATAATTCATCTTACCTTCACGCTCATCAAGTACTTCATTCAGTAGGATCTTTAGTTCCTTAACGTAAGTTTCTGTGAATAAACGACGAGGTATAATCACAGCAGGCTTGTGGTCTTGAATTTTCCCCTTGTAATTAGGATCAACAGGAAGACTCATACCTTGAGTATCAATCTTACTCATTCCAATAACCTCTCACCTTTAGATTATGTATCTTATCATACATATCTGACATGTCAATAGGAGGCCACCAGCGTGTTGCTTTGTTACCTATCACTAACATATATGACTTGGGATAAGGGTACTTCATGACCACTCCCTCTTCAATTGTCTGACATCAGTCACACCAAACAGTGACTTACACCTATTCTCTGCGTCCTCTCTCAGATTAGATGGACACATGAACTCAACCTTCTGCAACCTATTACTTGGTAGTAATACATAGGCAGACCATTGTATATCTTTCATAGGCTCATAATAATATTGCACCAATGAGAAATCCCTTACCAAAAGAGATCCATAGTAATTGATACTCGGACAAACCAAACTTATCTTTAAACTTTTTGATCAATGGTTTCTCCCATTCAGCAATCTTATCAAAGATTAGTTTAGGATTAAAATTCCACATAAAAAATGGGGTCTATATGACCCCACTATTTATTAGACAGCAACTGCTTTGCTGTTATGCTTAACACCTCTGTAAATCAATTCTGATTTAGATGGTGCGTTGCTGTTGCGCTTGTCAGTGTCGTACTTGACACCACGATAAGTGACTTGTGCCATTGGCTTTACCTCAAGGTAGGGTGGATTAGACCCGTTCCTTCAGTCGGCTTTTGCGTCCCAGCAATGAGGTGTTTCCTCTACCACTACGCTGATCATCTCAGCTCGTGTCTCTTCTTCTATCTTAAACTCTTGCATCTTATCTAAAAGAAGCTGAGCATCGATACAAGAAAAGGTTGCTGCTATTGCTGCTAGATGAAACATGTGATGGGATGAACGTATCCGTTCCGAGTCGGCTTACTTGCGCCCCTTCTGGGGTGAACGTAATAGTATGTTAGCATACTAAGACTATTTATCAAGTTTTTTTGTCATTCTTGATACATTTCTTAATCTGACCACTCTTCCGCATACGATGAGTGGACGGCTTTCGCTGCCGTATTAGGTCTCTCTTCAGAGATCTGAGGAAAGATAAGTGGTCCCTGATACCAATTTTCGGGTCTCTCAGCGAGCCAATCGTCTTCTCTTCCGTTGTCCTTCTTCTCATTCAATTTTCTAAACCAGGTATCCCTGACTTTCCTATAAAGTCTAGAGCTTAAACCCGCTAAAGGTATTAGATTCGACATCCTGTTTAATCCCTCCAACAATGTAGGACTCTATTTCAGTTTCCTGCGGAGCATTCTGCTGACCTTTACTATTTAGCCAGTGTTCTGTCCATGGTAATGGATTATTCTTTGCAGGTATGTCGTATATAGGACTAATTCCGATAGCTTTCATACGTCTATTGGCAATCCATTCGACGTACTGTGATAGCAATCTCTCGTTAAGACCAATCATGGAACCATTCTGGAATAGGTATGAAGCCCATGCCTTCTCTTCTTCCACTGCTGCCTTAAACATTTCAATTACATTTTCTTTTTCTTCTTGTGCAATATCTTGGATGACAGGATCATCTCCTTTCTTCCACTTGTATATTATCTTTTGAGTAAGTGCAAGATGCTGACTTTCGTCTCGTGCGATGAGAGAGATAATCTTAGCGGATCCCTCCATAAGTTTGAGTTCACCAAACGCAAACGAGCAAGCGAAGCTGACATAGAATCTAATTCCTTCAAGAATGTTAACATTAATAATTGCACGGTAAAGATGACGTTTTAAATCTTTGATAGTCCACCTGTGGCTTGGTGACGACCTAGCATCAGGTGCCCACATGTTACCACTAGCGTACTGTCCAGCATACTCAATGAAATCATTGTATGCTTTTGTAACTGACTCTGCTCTCTGTATTATATTCTTGTCTTGTAAGACAGTATCAAATACATCACCAGGATCAGGATATACATTTTTTATTATGTGTGTATAAGATCTACTATGGATTTGCTCCATGAATTCCCACACACCCATGCACCCTTCCAATTCTGGAAGACTACAGTAAGGACTGAATGCCATACCAGGCCCTCTACCTTGCACTGAGTCAAGTAAGATCTGGTACTTCAGGTTACTTGTATATATGTGCTTCTGTTGCTCTGTTAAGGTTTTGTAATCACCTCTGTCCTTTTGAAGTGATACCTCTTCAGGTCTCCAGAAATATCCAAGTTGTGTTTGAGTTAACTTATCAAAATCAGGGTACTTATATTCATCGTACCTCTGTATACCAAGTGGTTTACCAAAAAACATTGGTTGTTTAGTAGTATCGACTTGCTCCGAATTGAAAACAGTTAACCCCATTTTTTATTAAACTCTTTGAATGATGATTGACAATCTGGTGGCTCTGGGTCTTTATAACCCTTCATCTTTTTCCACTTATTATGTAGAGCTCCCATCATCCATGATTGAGACAGACTCTTAGGTCCATTCTCTAGAAGATCTAACTCATACTTGCTAGAAGTATAATTTTTATACTCTTCACGCCAATTTGAATCATCATAAGGTTTGTCTGTCATAACCTACCTCCAGTAAGTGTATTCAAAAAGATTTTCCATACTGATTTGCCAACATCACCTTGAATCTCGTCAAACATATACATGTTAAGACGGAAAGCATAGTTTGCTTCAGTAATTAAAGCATTCTTCTGCTGCTCATCAAAGTTAAGACCATCTAGCACTGCTCTATACTC